GCAGAGAATAAATTACGTTTTGAATTTGAACCACCAACCCCATCAAACGTAATAATTACTTTTGTTGGTGAGTTTAATTTAATAGCATATCCTACAGATTTTAAAAATCCAATCATTCCTCCGACATGTTGGCCGGAGGAAGGATGGATTGCATTAATAATAGCAAATGATCTTAAAAATGTATTTAATCCATCTATTATTAATACTGATTGGTTTTCTGTTTCTGGTTCGTTAGTGATATTGGATAGCATTTCTGCGAATCTATTCTTCGCCATCTACCACTTCAATTAGGTTGTTATTATTTTCAAACCACTCTGATTTATCTTCAACTAAATCAAAATCAAGAGTACCTAGAATTTTCAACCATTCATCAGCATGATCTTTCTTGTAATTATCAATTGCTTTTTTATCGTCATCAATAAAACCATGAACTGTCATTGTTACGGTACCTTTAGTTTGTACACCTGTAACGTGATTTTTATCTACTGAAATTTTGGTACGTTTAGCAAATTCAACATCTTTACCATCTTTAGTAGCTTTTAATTTATTAGTTCCACTATTTGTAATGTTACCAAATGTTACTACTAATGATGAATCAAAGAACATTGTATCTCCACCTTTGTTTTTCATTTTTGGTTGCTCCATTGGTGAATTAGGTTTTGCAACCCATACCTTATTAACAGCTACTAATGAATTTGTAAAAGGCATGTTTTCTTTACGTGATAATATTAATTTTTGATTGATAAAATTACCAAATTGTTGAGACATTGCACCAGCATTCCATTCATTATTGTTTGATGATTTTTCAACCGACATTCTACATGGAATTGAACCAACTGAATCCCAGAAGAAACATAGATCATATGGTAATTTACCAAGTGCTTGCTCATTTAGTAAATCAGCAATGAATGCAGCAACATCCTCAATAGTATTTAATGAACCTCTATCAACATAGATAAAAAATCCATTATAATCAAGAATTTCTCCTGTTTCTTTATCAATTATTTCATTAAGTTCAAATCCCATCTGTTTAGCATGGTCCCAATTCCATTTCATTTCAGTAACAATAAAAACAGGTAATACACCCATTTTTTGAGCATTTACAGCAGCTTCTAATAATGCTGTTGTTTTACCAGTATCTGAATGGCCTCGTAATAATGTGATATGTCCCATAGGAATACCAGGTAGTGAGATTACATCCTGGAATGCTTTAGATAATGGGATCCATCTTTGTGATTTAAATTTAACAGATTTATCAAGGAATTTAGATTTCTTAAATACATCTAAATCAAAGGTTTTACCCAATGATTTAGATACTACTTCTGTCAAACTAATGTTTGCTTTTTTAGCCATAACTTATTTTTATTTTAGGAGAATAGTGAATCGAATTTATCAGTATTGTTTGCTTTAGGAGTATTATTTTCTAAAGTGTATGGTTTTGATGGAGTTTCAGCTTCCCAAGGCAAATCTGAAGGTTCATCATCAGTTCCAACAGGAGGGACAGCTCCAGCAATAACATCAATTTCATTACTTTCTTCAGGATTTAAGAATTTTTGTAGTATTTCTTTTAAATCATCAAAATTATATCTTCTATTAATTGACAAAATATCAGGTTGTTCATCTAATAATTTCTGTAATAGAGCAGCATCATCAGTAATTGGAGTTTGTTTTGGTTTTGGACGAACAGCACATTTTACAACACTACGACCAGCAACAACATCATTAGTTCCTTCAATCGTAAAGTCACGACCATCTTGAATATCAGTAAAATCACCGTAATCCTCGTCAGCAGCAATACCTAACAATTGTTGATATATTTCTTTTCCAAATTCCCATAAACGAGTACCCATTTGTTCTTCACCACGAACAATTATAGGAACAAAAATACGCATTTTAGCATCTAATTTTTTAGCTAATTGCCAATCTTCCTTATCTGATGATTTACGTAATCCTTTAGCAAACTCAACAATTGGATCTTTTTCTCCCCAATTTGTTAATGCTAAGATAGGACCTTTAGTAAATCCATAATGGAAAAATACTTCTTTAAAGGGGTTTTGTTTATCGAATTTTGAAGGTACAACACGTATTAAATGTGTTCCTACTTTTGGTTTCCAAAAGATTTTAGTATAGTCTACTTTTTCATACGCTCCAGGTTTGTTATTCAAACCTGCCAATTTGTTTTTGATTAATGATAAATCCATGTTTTAATTTATTTAAGTGAATTGTTTTTATTACGTGTTGAATGTAATGACCTTTATTATGACAGCCAAAAAAACCCGCGAGAGCGGGTTTTACTATTTTAATGATATTATTTGTTTAAATTTTATATCCTAATTTTTTATAAAGATCCTTAACACTAAATTCCCCTAAGTCTTTACCTAATTTTGATAATTTTAATGTTCCAGAAATTGGTTTATCTTTATATTCATCTTTAATAATATATTCACCATATCCTTCTCTACTTTTTACGTGACTTGTTGTTCCTGTTAGATATCCTGATCTCCAATCAGTATCCTGTTTAAGAACAGGTTTATAATAAAGTGGGTCTGGAGTGAAAAAATAGTCATCTAATTCAGTAGGTAATATATTTTTTTCAACACGATTTTTAATATTTTGAGTAAATTTTATATTATCTGCTTTTAGATACGCATTCATCTTTTCTATATCTGCTTTACCTTGAACTCTTGTTAGTTTTGCTTTTTCAGCAGCAGCTTTATAAGAGTCTGGAGTTCTTTGGGAAGTAAAAAATTGTTTACGAGCTGATGTTAATCTCCCTATTATATCTTTTATTTGATCTGGATCTAACTCTCCTTTTCTAGATATATCTTCTAAGTAAGAGACAGCTTCGTCATATGGATTAGTTGTTGCTTCGGGTTCTTCAACTTCATTTAAATCTTCTTCTCCAGCACCAATATCAAATGTCTTTAGAAAATCTACTAATGTTAATGATGGATTAGTATCTGCTGCCTCTAGTAATTTATTTACAAGTTCTGAATGGTCAGTATCTGTTAAATTATCGTATATATTTTCTTCATTAGCTGGATCTAATGCTCCTTCAGTAATTATTCCTGCTAGTTCTTGTAATCTATTTGTTTTCATATGTATAAATATTATAAATTAATTATTTTAAATATCTTTGTATCTAATCTACGAAGCTCTACTCCGGTAGTCAACAAAATACAATTTTTATAGTTATCCCATTCAATCTGGTATCTATTATCTAATAAACCACCATTTAATGACTTAATTAATGTATTAAGTGCATTAATTGTATATAATGTGTTTGATTCTTTTTTACGATGTAGCAATATTGTGTTGGGTAGAGGAATACTAGAGACATTTCCTGCATCAATATTATATGTACAAATCAATTCCTCAGAATGTGATGATTCAAGAATAAATATTTTATTAAATAATATTGAGTATTTATTACTTATTTTAGATATGGTGTCATCCACAGCATCTGGTGTTGTAAATGTACAGAAAAGTTTATTACTCATATTCAAAAATGATACATAATCATTATTTATAAATATGTTGAAATCATTGATAATCGAGATTTTTTTATCCATTTATAAACTATTTTATAGTAATTTACATAAACTACATCAGAATATGTATTACTTTTCTTTCTATTATATTCTTGTGTTGTTAATTGAAGATTATTTAAATTCCATATTATATCTATTGGTGTTTCATTTTTAAACCAACTAATAGGGATTTTGTGATCTATTTCTAAATTATCTTTTATTATTCCTATTTTATTTATAAAATCTACGTACTTATATCCTAATAATATTTCTGTTTTATTATTTTTTGTTTTATTTTTTAAATATATATATATTTGAGATTTTAAATTTTCAATAGTTTTAAAATATGGATCATTATTTCTTCTTTGTTTTACATAATTATTTTGATACTGTCGGTAATGAGTTTTATTATTTTTTACCCATTCTTTTATATATTGTTTTTGTTTTAATTTAATTTCTAATTTATTTCTATATTCTTTTAATTTAGGAGATATTATATCTTTATTATTATGATAATAATCATTTGTTTGTTGTTTTATACGTTTACTATCAATAATATATAATTTTTTATTATTAATACTTATACATTGTTTACACCAAACATGATATCCATCACTTTTTGTTTTATTTTTATTAAATTGATTTAATAATTTTTCAATATTACATTTACTACATATTTTCATACATTTCTATTTATAATAAATATATGAAAAGTACAAAATAATTTATATTTTATTCCATTTCTTTATAATTATTGCCTTTTTTTATTTTAACAGGATATTTCATAATTGTTTTTAATTTGTCAATTAATTCAACACCATCTGATTCTGAATAATCAAACAATACAGCATCATATGTGTAGAGCACTAATTTAGTTTGTTTATCTTTTAAATATTCTACAATATCTAATATTATTTTAACATTTGTTGATGTTTCGTAACTCTGAATAATATAGTTAAATACTTTTGTAGGATTTGGGTTTTCAATTTTATCTAAATAAAATATATTATTTACAGTATGGATTTTATCATCCTCATTTAATAATGTCCATACATTATCTATATATTGTGATGCTTCTTTAAAGAATGGTTTATCTTTATATTCTTTTCTTATACCACCATATAGATTTTGGAACATTTCTTCTTTACCTACATTTAAACTATCGTATATGTTGTCAGCTGTTAATGGATAATTAATTAATTCACCAATTAATCGAGGATGATATCCTGAAAAATCCATCTCAATAAACATATCGTTAGATGGCTCGTAACATAATCTTTCATCATCCGTTTTATTTAAAGCAGCAAAATTAATGCCATTAAATCTATTTGAAGGACGTGATGTTGTTGTATATAAATTGTATTGAGTATATATTTTACCTTTACAAATATTAAATTCAGGATAATGTAGTTTATCAC